TCTTTGCCTCCTTCGCTCACATAGTTCAAATATGCATCATAAATCACTCCCTTGAATTGAATGGGTTGTGTGGTTGTATCAATTCCAGCACCCACCATCTTGACTGCAAAAACCTCAATCTTCTCCTCCATCTTTTCTACCTTCTCTTCCGCTTTGACAACTGCCTCTTTCAATTCTGCTTTCTCCGCCACCTTTTCTTCCACCATCTTGTCACTCATTTCGTGTGCCTGAGCAGTTGCAACCGATGCCTCTTGTAGATGGCTGCTAATCTTCTCAAGCATCAACTCTACCTCGTCAACTGGAACGGCTTTGGTCTTGGGTTGTGGAACGGCAACGATGGCGATACACAAACAAGCTGCAAAAATCAAAGTATAGTGTTTCATAATTTACGCATTGTGTTCATTATACGGATCTCGGTGATGGCAGCAGCCAATGCACTATCGGACTTTTTGAGAGCATAAGACAAGCGGTCAATCTTCAAATCCAGTGCATCAATCTTTTGGTTGCTCTTTTCAATCTGCTCTTTATACCCCGACCGAAGGTCAACATACAAATAGCTAACAGCCAACAGCATACAAAAAGCAACGGCAGCAATTGGATTCTTACGAAATTGATCAAAGGAAACAGGGATAGGTGAGGGGGTTTTTTTAACGGTGGTCATTAGTATGGGAATGGGGGTGTTACAACTTCAAATTCAATCGGTGTTCCAAGAATTGGCGTGAGTGATTCGTCAAAAACAATATACCAAAATTGGGGTGTGTTCAATTCTGCAAACTGATAATCAACCCAATTTTGAGTTATGTCATCGGGATCAACGGGGATGCCGTAGTAAGTATCACACAACTCACGGGCGTTGATTGCTTCTTGTTCGGTGGGATATTGGTAGCCGTTAGTAGATGCCATAGTAAGTATTTATATTAGATGAGATGCCCGTTCGGTTAGCGGATTCATCGGTAGTGTAAATTATTATTTCTTGCAAAAGACCTGCAAAATTAAAACCACTAGTATAATAAGCAATGGAATCTATTATGGCATTGGAATTGGAGATGCTATTGTTGTATGAATTATTTGAATTATTGAATTGTCCAACTGCTTGTGTAGAATTTCTACGATTTAAATACGCTAAATGTTGAGTATTTTCAGCTCCTGATGCAGAGGTATTATTTAATGATGTTCTAATTATCGCAGTACCTGTGTAGCCCGTTGGGTTTCCTTCACCTGCAACATCGTCACCCATATAATAAAGCCCGTTTCTTGAGCCTGATAATATAATACTTGTATTTCCTAATTGATTTGATTTTTTACTTACCCATAAAATAGTAAATGGATTTGTATTTATGCTGCTAAAAACCATATAATTCGTATCCGCACCAGTAAATTGAATTGCTGATTTTGTGTTATCAGTTATAACTGCACCACTACTAACAATTTGCGGCTGATTGGCTGCGGTTGTTTGTGTTGCATTTCTTCCGTTTCCGCTTTGGTCGTACCAAGTTGTTACAAATCCATTTGTTCCGCTACAAAAAGAAGTTAAAGTGGTAGTGTCTAAATTTCTATTAACATTATTAATAAATCCAATATCCTGTTCTGCGTTGTCGCTTGACCTACGCACACGAATAAGATTTCCAGTGTATGCTATTCTTAATCCTCGCAATGCATAAGCCCCAGCAGCGTTGGGATATGTATCTAATAACCCGAGAAAATCGTTCACCTCTTGACTACCAATTAACCCCAATTGCGTAGGTAATTGCCCAGCGACCAACTTGTCACCAAACAACTTTTCATTAAACCCACGCATTATCCCGAAGTCAGGCATATTAATAATCTCCTTTAATTGCAAATATATTTACACCCACCGCAGTTGCAACGGTTGTCCCAACTTTTACCACTTGACCAGCCTTTAACTGCAAATCTGAATAGGCAGTTACCGCCCTTTGTGATGTAACTGTAGTTGATGCCGTAATCGGTGCAAGTGCAATCTCATCAAACAACTTAAAATTTGCCCCACTTGAATCACTGACAAAAATCAAAACTAAAGTTGCCGCATTTGTTCCAGCAACCTTCGCCCCAATCTGCGTGATTTTCGTGCCGTTTGTTGCAGCGGTTAAAAGTGTGACGGTGTTTGTCATTGTCGCACCTGTTCTATCCGTTGTTGCCGCAGTCACGGTTGCAATAGCGAGTTCAGGTGATAGTGCGAATATGGGTGATGTATTTGCAGGCATAGTTTAGTAGTTGTAAAATAGGTATAAATCCCCACCCGTTGAAGGTGGAATGTTTAAGTTTGTCAAATTGCTTCCATCAACCGCTGGAAGTTTAGCGGATGCATCTAATTGAACGAGTTTGTTGGCGGTGTTAAAAGTGTTTCCTTGCGTTGTAACGGCTGAACTCAACCTCGCATCGCCCAATGTACCACTCGTGATATTTGATGCGTTTGTGGTGTCTACATCTGCGACATTGCTCAACCCCACTTGTGCTTTTGTGGTGGCGTGTGGGTTACTTGTGTTGGATGTGTGTGATGTAAGCGTTGAAAGGTTTGCAGTTATCTGAGCTTGTAACTTTCCAAAGGCAATCAACACCGAATCAGTTGCGGAGATAACCGCATTTGTGACAAGTGAAAGACCAGTCAAGATGACCGCCCTCACTCGTGCTGATGTGTGATACTGATTTGTTCCTTCGGTTATGTCGGTGGTTGTCAATACAACTGCACCCGTCTTTGTGTTTACCGATTGAACATTTCCTTGTGATGCGATGGTGATGGTTTGAAGTGCATCGTCAAAGGTGATTGATGTGTTTGAACCAGCCAACAAAGTTGCTTTGACTTTGGTATAAACACGAGTATTTGTGAAATATAGGTTTGTCCCTTCGGCAAGGTTTGTGGTTGAACTGGCTTCCAATACACGCTGACCGATGTTGGCAAGGTTTGTCCGCTTGGTGACATTCTCGCTATAGTCCACAATTGGAATACTATCCTGATTGACATCAATAGTTCCTATCGGATCAAGTTGTGAAATTTTCTTGTTAGCCATAACTTTCTACCAATCTACCTCCATCCTCTTGGAGCAATAAAAATGAATCTTCAGTCAATAAAAAAAACGCCCTCAAAGCATCCACATCGTAGTTCTTTTTCTCCAAATCCGTGGAGCGTTCAAACCCAATGTCCCTTTGAGTGGTAAATAATTTCTCCGTCAATTGAACTTCGTGTTCAACTCCCATATCTCGCTGCGTGGTGTATATTTTCTCGCTCACGATACTTGGTAGAATAGTTCTTCGTTCAACAATGGGATGACTTTCAAGATGCCTGTCTCAACCAACTCATCTGCCAATGAAGGGTTCAAGTTATTAGATGAAATTTGAGCATAGATTCGGTATTCGTGTTCACCAACTTCCAATGTCTTTGCATCTGTCGCCCCTTCATCAAAAAGAAACTTGTTGTATCTCTCGGGGAATGTGCTGATGTCGGTCAAAATAAAGTTCTTGACTGCATCGGTTTGACGGCACTTCATACTGAATAGAAAATAAGGGTTTGCAATCGTCACTTTTTCGGTGAGAGTTACATACCAATATTCGGAATCTTGCTTTGTTACTTTCAGCATCATAACAAAATAGCGATGCGAAATTTATGTAACAAAAAAGGGAGAGCATTTGCCCTCCCTCTTTCTCCTATGAATCAAGAACCAATTAGATACCTAAACTGGTAACAACTGAACTCTGCAATTTATAAGGTGCTTCCGCTTCAATCGCTGACAAGGTAACCTCATATCCATTTGAATCACCCATCGCAGTACCGGTGTTTGCAACCATAGCGGTCACATCACATCCGTACTCCTTACCGACCAAGAAATACTCATCGTTGTTGTTTTTCACGATGCAGAAACATCTGCCTTGTGCCAACAATTTCATTTCATTTCTTTTGGTGGTTGACAATCTGCGGAGTTTGAAAGCAACATCCGACTGATTGAAGGATGTGCCATTTTCAACACTCACATTTGTGGTGATTACAAGTGATCCAGTTGCTTTGGGAAGTTCGTAAGTATACACGCTACCACTTGCAACGCTTGTTGCGGTAACTTCTCCACTTGCAACGGTGAATCCTGAAGTTGCCCAGTTAATCAAGTGGATGCTTTTGATGCCTCCAACTGCATCTTTGCAGTCAAGGGCGAATCCTGAAGTAAGTAAACAAGGCATATCTTAATGGATTAAAGGGTGAAGTAAACGATTTCTCCGGGGAATGCAACCTGAACACCAGCTTTGAAAGTGAAACGAACACGCACTTCATCGTTGTCAATGCTGTACCACATCTTCACTTCTTCTTGCTCGTCAATCAAGTCCGTACCCATAAAGAAGTTTGACAAAGAACCAGCAACAATCTTGTTAGTTCCGTTCAAACCACCTACGGCAATCAACTTCATATTTGTACCGGGATAAACCATCTCCATAGTTTGTGCAGCATCTGCAACATAATGGAACAAGTTTGCATTCTTCAAGTTAACCAACATCAACTTGTAAGCATCAATTCCCAAGAAGCAAACCAAGTCATCCTTCTCTGCAACGGCAGCAGGAATGTTGGCGTACACTTGATCCAAGATGTCATCAATGTTTGCAGCGGTGATTGAAGTGAAAGTGGTTGGAGCAGAGTTGGCCAATACTGGAGACGCAGCAGCGATGATTTTGTTGAATCCATCAAAGCGACTCAAGTTAGGGTTACCACTTGCGGTGTCACCTTGCCAAATGGCAGTTTCCAAAGTTTGTGCAATTACGGCAGCTTTTTCAGCACCGATTTGCTCTTCAAAGGGAACCATTGTTGGTGAACCAGGCATGATTTGGGTTTGCATCCATTTGGCTTCCAAAGTTTTTGGACACAAAGTTTCTTCAACTTTTACTGCACCAACGGTGATATTGCGTTGAGTAAAGGCAGTTGTACCTGATGGGTTGTAACCACAACCATCGGCTTGGAAGAAAACGGTTGAAGCAAGGATGTTCAAAGCAGATGCTGATTTAACACCTACCTGAACTTGGTTAGCAGATTGCAAAGTTGAAGAAGTTTTGCTTCCGAACAATGCTTTTACCAATAAGTCAGTTGACTGCTCATTGGTGTAGTTAGCGAGTGATCCTACTGAAAATGACATAGTTTTATTTGTTTATAGAGTTTTTGAATTTTTTAAGTGCTTCAAAGCGGTCGTTCTTTTTGGTAGATACAGGTGCTTTCAAGGGTTCTTCGCTTGGCAAGTCAGCAACCTTCTCAATCAGGTCAATTGCTTTGCTCATAGCTTCTTTGTGTTTGATGTTTGATGCAGTCAATGACTCAACCTTTGCAGACAATTCAGCGATGGCAGATTCCAACTTGGAAACAACATCATTGAATGCAGATACGGTTGCGAACTCTTCGGCTTCAATTTCAATCTCAACTTCGGGTTCAACGATTTCAGTAACAAAACCGCCTTCAGTTGTAACCAACAATCCACCTTCAACCTCGTGAGTTGCGTCAGGTGCTGGAATGTTGCCTTCGGCAGTTTGAACGAAGATGGCAGTTCCTACCGCCAATTCGCCTTCGTACTCAATTACCGTTCCATCAGTCAAGGTGGCAGTTGCCATCTCCACTTTGGTTTCTTCGTCCGAAAATCCCAACATCGTGCGGATTTCTTTCAATGTTTCTTTTGCGTTCATTTGTATAAAATTAGAGTTTATGTTTCGGTGTTGCAATTTTACTTGCCGTTCCACTTGGAAAGGACTTCTTTCAATGCCTCAAGTATTTGTTCGTCTTTCTCTTCAGGGAAATCAAAAACGCCCTCAACCGAGAACCCTTTGAACTCACCCTCTTTGACTCTTGCCCACACATCGTCATTGTCTACAAGGTAGGAAACAAACCACGATCCGTCAGCAACCTCCTCAAATCCCTTCGGTGGCATCACGCCTCTCTCCCGGTCAATGATGTATGATTCAAACAAGCTCACGCCATCCATTATCGGAGTGCGGTGATGAGCATTGACTGCATCGTACTTGTTGCCCCTTGCCCATTTCTTTGCAATCTTGAAGATGCTCTCCTTGTCAAATACCACATAGTATTCACCACGCACATCGTCTCTGCGATAGATGGGTAGGTCGGCAATCATCGCTGCTCCAGTTACGATTCTTTTCTCCTCGTCTTGGATGGCAAACTTTTGACCTTCTACCTTCAGGATTCTCTCACACCAACGGAGCATCTCTTCACCACCCCAAAGCAAATAGGAGATAGTTCCACACGCTTCGGTGTCATCGGGGTTGTAGTATTCTTTTGCACGACTCAAGAAGGAGTATGTGCGTTCAATCGTTTCAAGGGACAAGTTCTCACGGTTGGCAAGTTGGTTTGCTCTTGCTTTGCCGACCAATGTTGCACAATCGTTGTCTACTTTCTCATTCAATTCCATCCCACGAATAGCATTGTCAACCGCTGCCTGTGGGTAATCGTTCTCAAAAGCAGAGAAAGCAAGAAAGTCCTTTTGTATCGCTGGAGATTCCACGAGAGAGACAAACTCAATCCCTGTCTCTTCGTCCCATTCGTTGATGTCTAATTTGTATACTGGTAGTTTCATCGTATTCAAATAGCGTTATTTCACAACGGACACTCTTTTGGTGTTTCCGACTCTTGCTTGTGTGCGTGATATGTCCCCTTCGGTCACAAATACTCTCTGCTCAAATCCGCTGACTTGTGGCAATGTAGATGATACCTGTGGAACACTTTGCTGAATGCCTTGAATGTTTGTGGTTTGTGGTTGACTGCCTCCTTTGGATGCACTACCTCCCGACAACAATTGTTTTGCTCTTGCGACATTCGCCAAAATCCTTGCCACACCTTGTGCATAGTATGCAGCGGTGAAGATGGGAGTTGCAGGTCCAAGTATAGACGCTGCCTGTGCAGATGCTTTTGCAGATTCAGCGTTCAAACTTGAGAACGCAACTGCACTATCAATTGCAATCTCTACCAATGCAATACCTTTGGCGATTTGTTCACGCTTCTTTTCTTCGGTTGTCAGGATTGTATTCAATGAACTCAACCCATCCACCGTTGCTCGTGCAAATCCTATCTTGGCATCATATACTTGTTTTGCAGCAAGTATCTCTTCATCCGCTGCTTTTTTTACTTTGGCTGCCTCATCAGCTCGTGCTTTGTCAATTAAGTCATCCGCTTCGGTTCTTGCTTGATAGCGTAGAAGTGATGCGGTCGTGATTCCCTTTCGTTGAATACCCTCAAGTCCCTCAAAGTATTTTTCTTCTTTCTTGAGATTTTCTGCGTTCAACCGGTCATTCGCTTCTTTGGCTTCTTTTGCTCTTGCATCATTTGCATCTTTTCTTGCTTTGGCTTGGTCTTTGTTGAAATTCTGCTCTTCAATTTTTAACACCTCTAATGCGTTCTTGGTGTCAAGGATAATCTTGCCCCAATTCTCCTCATTGTTTTTGCCGTAGTTTGCCCGTGCTTGTGCAAGGTCATTCTCTAACTTTTGGCGTTGCTTGTTAAACACACCAACTTGGTCACCTCTTGCTTGTAGCAATGCAATCTCTCTGTCAAGTTGCTCATTGCTTTTTTCGGTTGTCTTGTTTAACTTGTCCAATGCCCTTTCCGCTGCCGAAGTAATCCCGACAAAATCGGTGAACCGCTGAACCAAATTGCCGACAAAATTGGCAATCGTTTTCAAACCGGGTATCAATCCTAAAATTGCATTTTTTAACTTGTCAAAGTTGGCAATAATTAAGGTCAGAGCGATACCGATTGCACCGAAGGCAAGGGTTGACATTCTTCCCAACGCTTGAAATGCTTTTAAGACATTGCCCTTTATGTTCCCAGCGATAGCGGAGAATTGTTGCTGAACCTTTCCGAGTCCTTCCAGTCCTTCCGCCAATGCCATCGCACCTTGCAACTTGACCATTGTCTTTTGCAAGTCCTCGCTTTCACTACCAAAGAGAGCCATTGCCCCTTGTGCTGCTTGGAATCCACGAGCAACTCCTTGAACAACCGTATTGATTTGAGCAAACTTGTCGGGGTTTACTGCTGCAACTCGGTCGTTAAAATCCTCCATTCGGTCACGAGCTTGTGCAAGTGCCTTCTCTGCCTTGATAGCTTCAGGAGAAAACTCGCCAAACTCCATCACCGCCTGTTGTGCTTGGATGGTTAGTTCCTTAATCTCCGACTTCATTGACTTGAAGTCAGGTTTTTTGACCGTTAGGTCTATCGCTGCCGTTAGTGCCATATCTTATCCGTTACCTATTATGTAGAAATTTGTTCCATCACACACAACCCATTTCTTTTCCCAATGGTTGTTGATGACCTCATCGTCTGCTCCGTTTATTGTCGCAGCGGTTGCCGTTGCAATCGTAATTGAATGTGCTGAATTTGTTTTGAGAAACACCCAATGCTTTCCACTCAATCCTGATGGATCGGGAAGAGTCACCGTAAACCCTCCAGCAGTTCCATCACACAAAACCAACCAATCATCTTTGGTCACATTGTAGTTTGTTGTCTCCGTACGAACTGCACCTCCACTCAAAAAAGATGGATACATCTCGTAATTGCCGAGATAGAGTGTGTCAGGTTTAGTGACTGCAAAGTCATCACACAATATCGCAGCACTCCCATCCGTTCCCGCTTGGAATGTTGTGTTTTTGGAAACAACCGCAAATGTATCGGTGAGATTGTTGTTCTGCACAATACCATCTCCCTGAATTATACCTCCTCCTCCTTGACTTACACCAACGGTCACACCTTTGATGCCGGGTTTGATTGGTATATTTCCACCGGGATAGATGTCGGATTCTGCATCGGTTTGACCAGCAGTTCCCGCACCGATTGTCTTTTGAACTATTGATGCTGGTTCAATAAATTGCTGAAGCAAGAACTCGCACAAATACACACCATCCTCAATTGGGTTGTAATCGCTGATTTGATTCAATCGCCAATACTGACCTTCAAAAAAGTAAGCATCCGAGAATGACAAGTTCAGCCAATCCTTTGGGGTGATGCGGAAATAAGCTCGTAGAATCTTGGAGTTTGATCCTGTAATCTCACTCAAGAAACGATAATAGTAATTGTTGACAAGGTTTGAGTTGGTATACTTGTACCCAGCACCTACACCAATCTCTCTCGGCATTCCAAAAAGAATGTCATAAGTGGGATTGCTGATTGAGTCCAAGTGAATGGTCAATGGGATTGAGAATTGATTTGTATAGTTCAAACCAACACCTGCATATTGTGCGTAGAACTTCCAATTGACTCCACTAACCACACCACCAAAATACAATATCCGCAAGTCACCATCTTGGTAGTTGGGGACATACGACAAGACAAAGTTCTTTTGGTTGTTATATGAATTTATTTGCGTAGGTGCAAAATCAATTTGAATCTTTTTCTCATTCTTGATAAACTGGTTGTCAACCTTGTATGTGCGAGAGCCGTATGTTGTTTGATACGATTCCTGATACAAGACATTGGCTTCATCCTTGCCCTCTTTGTATTGTAGGACATAGGGGTTTGCTTCCAGTTCACCCATCGGCACAATCTCAACAGGTTGAGAGTAGTCAAGTTTCGCAGTCCAATCAATTTGAGTTCCGTTGAAGAACTCATCTCGTGGAACGCATCGCAGATTCTTTGGATTGTCTTTGTTGGGTTCAATGTACAAATTAAACATCTTAACAAACGACATAAGCATCTCGCTTTGCTTGACTTCGGAGTTTAGGAATGCAGAGAAGTCAACCGTCTCTCCAAGTCCGTATGTGTACGCTGACTGATTGCTCTCAATAAACGAACCCACTCCGATGTCCAAAGAGAATTGTGCATTGGTCAAGTTGTAATTGTTCGCATCGTCATAAACTTGTGCCAATCGCACATCCATCACATTGCCTGTAAACACCGCCAAAGGTGAGAAGTACAATCCCACTTGGAATGCTGGTGATGCGAAGTCAACGGTGACCGTGCTTGTTTGCTTCAATACTCCGTCAACATACAATCCAAACACCAAATGGATGTCCTCTTGGAATACAGGTGCATAGCCGGTGGATGCGTAGTTGATAGAAAGGTCAACATCAAACACATATCGTCCACCTATGGGTGCAGTATACCGACCAGTAGTGTTGTTGTAATTACCACCATTGTCAAAGTTCCCACCTGTGGAATCGTTTTGGAATAGAAGGATTGAGTTCAGGTCAAGGGATTGTGCCGTTGTTGTGCGAGAAGCTCGGAATCTTCTTGACTCCAATGTCGCAGCGTTTGCCGTCAATGCGGATGGTGCTGGTAACACTAACCGCTTGAACCTATCCGAGTTGAAAAAGGAATCGTTTGTGTAGGTGAACCCGGCATTGGTGAAGATTTTGTCAACCACCGTCTTTGCATAGAGCGAAGGAGTGAACTGACTTGTGTCCCACAAAGCGATGTTTGTCGGATGCCCCTTGTCTATCATCGCATACATATAACCATCGCCATATGCAAATGCTTGTGTCGTTCCGTTCTTGTAGATTTGGTTTGACCACGAGTCAATGATGTTGCCACTTGACAAGGTGTGATTGTACTCGGTAAAATCTAACTGGTTCAGTTTGCGTTCTGCGATGGTCGTGAAGAAGTCCGCAGATTGTCCGTGACAAGTTACCTCATAGGTGATGTGTGTTGAGTCATCCACCTTGATGGAAATCAATCTCAAGAATCCTCGCAACTGCTCAACTCCGTCTGCATAGATTATGCAATCGGCTTTGATGTTTGGGTTGAACGATGTGCCGTAGACGGTTTGTTCTACCTCAAACAGGTGAGAGAATATCTTGTTGTTGGCAGATGTGCCTGGAATCTCTATTGTCTTTGTCCACTCCGACTCTCGTGATTCAGGTTCACGGATGTCGGCAATGGATCGCTGAATCAATATGCTTGGGTTTTGGAGAATATCCAAAGGTTGCCCATCAACCAAAATCTCTATCATTGGCGTTGGCGTTTTGATTCAAAGGAGTATGACATATCAAGCTCAATGAAGAACGCATTGTCTTGGATGTGCTTCTTGACTTCGTAGGTCGTTGCGTCTATATTCACCGCCACCAATGTGCCATCGTAAGCATAGACAACGGGAGATGTAAACAAGTCAAGCAACCACTCGCTCTCCGCTTCGGTGATCCAGTTACTAAACATCTTCACCTTGTGAGTCATATTGGTGTCGTAGGTCTTTTGCTTGAATGCCGATGTAGTGTAACCGTAGGTCGCACCCAATGTGTATGGGTTGGACTTGAATTGCTTTCGCTGGATGTCGTAATTGTCACGCCTCACCCTATTGAATCGGAATGAGTCAAACCCTCCCAACGAATTTAGGAAGAACAAATCGGTTGTATCGTATTTGCTACACTCGTCAATTAGGTTCACTCGGTAGGTTTCGGATAGAACCGTTGCCCCAAGTTTTAACTGGATGTCATAGTATGTCGCTGCACCCGGTATTGTCAATTGACTCCCTGATGGAATGCGAACCACCTTTGTGGATGGTAGATTGATTGTTTGTGTGGACGCATCGGAGTAAGTTACAAGGGCAGTTGTTGCCGTGTTGCGGATAGCATAGAGCCAATCCTTTTGAGTGCGGTGAATCGTCTTGCTACGGATCGGAGTCAAGAACAAGCCATCCCCATCCATTGTGTATTGACCGGCATAGTTCACCAAGTCAATCGGATTGAGTGCAGCGTTCCACACGCTCCCAGTTGCCGATGTCAAGTTGGTGTATTCTGTGACGCTTCCTGTGGCAGATGCAGAGTATTCATAGCCAAACTCCACCTTGTAATCCATAATTGAATTTGTGCAACCACTTGCTGCACTATCGTTGAAGTTCCAATCATAGGTGACATAGTTCTCAAGGATGCGTCCGATATTGAACACGCCCTTATTTGTGCTTCCGTAGTAGATGGGTGCTTTGAGCTTGGCGAGTGAAGTGGTGCTTTGCTTGACCTCTGCAATGAACTTGAAATTGTCCTTTGTGTAGATGCCACCTGATGACTCCGTAATTACAAAGTTGGTATCATTGTACGCTGGAGCATACTCGTTTGGTTGTTGTGTGATAGATAGTGCCACGATAGAAAATAGCGGTTGAAGGTATGCGTCCCAAATGCACAATAATTGCACACCAATATGCACATATTGCATAATACAATGGTTAATTACACCGATTTTGGGGTAGTTTAACCAATATATTGTTAACCTATAGGTTTAGTTTATGACGGATAGATTCAACTTTAAAGTTGAATTTTTGTGATAATGTCGCAGATATCCAACGATAAAGTGCGATATAATACGCAAAAGTATATAGTTTAGTCCCTTTTATGGCAAGTTATATATGTATGGGTATAATACCGCTCGGTATAAAACAAGGGGATTGAATCAACCACATTAAACATCTTCCCGATAGGGAATGCAAACATTTGCCACTAATCCTATATTTTGGCAATTTGTAACAAATACTGCCATAAATTTGTTACAACATCTCGTTCAAACAAGCCACAACATAGGCGTTAAATCCCTTTGTCGCTGACTGCTCCAATCGTTTCTGCCGTTCTTTGGTCTTGGCTTTGTAGAATGCAATCGTGTTCAGGAACTCAATCAACGGCATCTGCAAGATGATGTCCCATTTTGTCCGATCCCCTTTGACAATCTTGTCAACTAATTCCAACCACGCCAATGGACTTACGCTTCCTTGCTCAATTGGTTCATCTCCTCCTTCAAATAGGTTAGGATAGTTTCCAATAGTTTGGGATAAACTGCCGAAAAAAAAACTGCATAGGAGTAAGCGGTGGTAACTGGAAGCGACAAGAACAATTCACACTTCTCTTGATAGTGTGCCTGTGCATCCGTGACCTTCTTTGTCCGTCCCAACAAGTCCACCTCGTAAGTCAGCAACGCCATCACTTTGTGGAGTGACTCAATCATATCACCGTTGAATACCTGCTGGAGTTCAATGAAGTGGTGACCGCAAATCTCGTTTGTTGTCTTTGCCAACTTCCAACGCCTTCCACGATGTCGGAAAGAGAATCGCACCTTGTCGGTTGGTAGCGTGTTTAAGAACTCCAACTTTTTGAGTTCGTTTGTCAGCTCATCAATCGGCATTGACTCCACCTTGTCCATTGACCAATCTTTGACGATGGCAAGGGTGTTCATTGTTTTCTCAATGTGAGACATATCACGACAAGAGTGAATCTCTTGCAGTTGGTAGATGGTTATGTTATTCCATTTCATAGCGTTTCAATTTGTAACGAGTTAGGCAAAGTAAAAAGTTCCCGGTCTATTGTGTGACTTGCAATCCACCGCCAATGCAAGAGCCATCACGCAGTCATCGTGTAGTCCTGATGGTGCGGTGTATCTCACACCAGTTCGTGTGTATTCAAATTCAAAGTTCTCCATCTCGCTTCCGATTGGTTCTTCAGGAAAGAATACCGAGTTCTGCTGAACGGAGAGAACGAGTCCCTCAATAAGTTGCTGCTTGGATTGTGATGTGAACTTGAATCCCTTGACTCTTTGACATACCCTTTGGATTTGCTCCACAATAGGATCACCCACACCTGTTGAGTCAATGAACGCTGGAGTGTTTCCAATCAACCGAATGATTCTATCTTGTGTGATGCCCCAATCCGCTTGGAATCGGTCAACATACGCACATTGATTGTTAGCATCCAATCCAACGATGACAGTATAATCCGAGTATTTTGCAAGGTCAATTCCCCAAGCCACAACCGTACCCCTTGAGACAGGTCGGTAGCATCTGCGAATGTTGTCAATTCCAAAAGGGTTGGTCTTGTCATCCGCTGGTTCTGCGAGATAGAGTTCGTTGAATACATTTTCAGGAAGGTCACGCTTTGCTTGTTCTACCTCCTCAAGTTTGAGAATGCCTTCCTTGACTGCATCGTAAGCGGTTATTTTGAAATAACGATAGTCATTCTCTCCGCTCCTCGCCCTTTCCCCTAACTTGTAGAACCAGTTCTTTTTGCCTTTGACATTACCAATCAGTTTGCACTTGCCTTGTGTGGCAGTTAGTGTTGAACGCATCGCATACCACGACTCCTCACGCATACGACTCGCCTCATCAATGACCGCAGCAAAGACATCGTCTCCATACAAGTTGTCAGGTTTCTCTCCTGACTTAAACTCAATGCGGGATCCTGTTGGAAGGGTGAGCAATAACTTGGTCTCGTTGCTTTGGAAGAAGTTGACATCGGTGACTTGTGTTTTCATCCTTCGGAATGCAATCTCCGCTTGTTGGTATACTGGAGCAACCCACCAAACCGATTGCCCATCCTTGCACTTAAGAGCTTGTTCAAACAACCATATGATGTGCGATGCGGTCTTTCCCGTCTTTGTACTCGCTGCCGTTATCGTGAACCTCTCCTCACAATCAAGGATGGCTTGTTGGTAACTGGTCACATATGGTCGCTTGTAGTTTATTTGCATAATTTATCGTAAACCGCCAACCGAGTCAGGTTGTGCAGTTCCAAATTGTGGTAGGTGTTGCAATAGTCAAAGTTACTCCGTCCCATAGATTGTCTCACCGAGTGACCAGCGTGAATCAGTTTTTCAATGGATGCTTTCCAATTGTTCTTGTTGGTGAATATCACTCCATCGTTTGATGTGTGGTACAGGTAAGGGAACACCGCAGAGCAGATGATAGGGATGCTATACGCTGCTGCCTCCACAATCTTCAACTCACTCTTGCATTGATTGAAGTGGTTGTCCTGAAGGGGTGCAAGTACGAAGTCAAAGTGCTTGTAAACTTCACCATATTCCCACACGCTTGTGCCTTCTACAATCTTGGCTTTTGGAATCAGTTTGACGATGTTGTTCCAGTGTTCACTCGGAGTGTAACCCACGATGTAGAACTCCACATCCATAGCATTGATGTCATCAGCGATGAGCTTCAAGTCCTCCTCGTGTGTGATTCCTCCAACCCATCCAATCTTCACCGTCTCATTTTTCTCCTTAATTTGCGACCATTGGTTGTGTGTTAAGTCAAGGCAGTTCGGCACGACATACACCTTCTCGTTGATTGTGCGTATCTCTTTTGCCAACATCGGAGTGGTGGTGATGACTGCATCCGCATAGTGGATGGCATCCTTGATGGCGTTCTTGATTCCTTTCCTGTATGCCCAATAAGCCGGGTTGTATTTTGGGAGTACCCAATAGTCATCCACATCTATCACATAGGGTTTCCCGGCATCAGCGATCCGCTTCAGCACATCATAGTGATATTTGCCCAACCATCGTGAGAACACAATCACATCGTACAACTTGAAGTCAACGGTCATCCATTCCTCTTGGGATTGGCAGACATCAATTGTCGCTTGTCCGTCCAACTGCAAACGAAGGTGCGGAGTGTAGATGCGGTGATAAACCACACCATTCATCCCATCGGTTAATATCAGGATTCTCATTCGTTTGGCAAAATTGGTATAGGCATCCAGTACACCACCTCAAGCAACCGGTTAGTGTGTTCGTCAATCCACATCTCGTCAATGTAACGAGCGAGAGTGAACTCACCTTGATTGGTGTGAACCAACTTCAGCTCATCGTCAATGGGTGGATAAACATCCAACCCTCTCCAAGTTTTTTTCATCGTGGCTTGGGAACTGAAAGTGCGTGTGTGGCTTTGCTCTTCTCGTGTGGTGCTTTCATCTTGTTGCAGTTCACACGGACATCACCGTATTGATTGACTACCAGTTCACCACTCTTGATGGCTTCGTTTAATTTGTTAATGTTGATTGATAGGTTGAGTCCGTACTCATTCTCCCATCCGTTACCGAGATATGTTGTCATTGTCTAAATTCAAAGTTATTGTGAAATTCTTGGATTCTATTGTTTGGTCAATTGTTTCTTTTGGTTTGCCCTGTGAGCGTGTGAGTAACATCTCCAAGTTGAAGAGTGAGTTCTTGTCGTGGGATTTCAACAAAGCACCAGCAATGATTCTCTCAAGGATGGTGAACTCATCTCCCTTGTCAATCTTCTCAAGGTCTTTGCGTGACATCGTGAGCATCGTGTTAACGGTGTCCTCAACTTGACTCTTGTGATACCCAATCTCCTTGAGTTGTGTAATCAATTTCTTTGGTCTGCCGTGCGGATTTAGGACTTCTCCTTTCTCCGGTCTTGTCAAACTTCCTCCGTGTGGTTGCTTCTCTTGTGTTGCCATTGTCCCGAATTATCCCCGAATTAATTTGCTTCTATGCCAAAGGTTGTTGTCAATTGCGTGACGGACATTTTCTTTAGGAGTCACCCACTCAAGATTACAAATGCGGTTGTCAGTTTTGATTCCGTTGATGTGATTAATTTGCGATTTGTTCAAGGGATTTGGAATGAACTCTTCAGCAATTAACCTATGGTGCATTTTGAAATATCTCTTGCCGTCTAAATACAGGCAAATTTGAATATATCCTTTGGTATCTTTTTGCCCTTCAATTTTACGAAGTCCGTTTTTGTTTAAGCGATAGACATCACCATTGACATCCATTGCGTATTGCGGAAAGTTTTTGAATTGTTTCATCGTTGTAGTTTCTCTGCGTGTTTGCATTTCAAGAACTCCTTGAATTGCTTTTGATCCCCAAACTTGGTGTGACAGGCACGGCACAATGCTTGGAGATTTTCTATGTTGTCGGCTTCCTTGCTCCCTCCCATTCCTCTTGCTTCAATATGATGGATGTCAACCGCAGTTGTCCCACATACCTCGCAAGGGATGAAGTCACTTATGTCATAGCCGAAGTGATTTAGGTAGGTCAAAGTGTGTTTCTTCATTTGGTAAATAGTAATGACCAAGATGTCGGGAGTGAGATTGCACGGTCAAACTTGAATCCGCACTTCTCAAATAGTTCAACCCATTGTTCCTGGCTCTTGATGTTTATGTGTCCCCACTTCTCGTCAAAGTCCGTCTTGTCGGGTGTGCTGGAGAAATGAAAGTATTTACATTTTAAGTTGGTGAGAAAGGGGATGAGCTTCTCGTCAGGTATATGCTCCATTACTTCAATAGACGCTACCAAATCAAATGTTTTCCATTGTTGGGTAGTGAAGTCCTTGATGAATACTTGAAGGGTTGAGTTGTCGTTTCTTGTGATTTTGCGTGTGACATACTCTCCGTGTATTTTGGATAGGTCAACATAGGTGCATTCCACATTGTGTTCCAACATTGCTTGAGTGTATGCTCCGACTCCACCTCCACAATCAAGGAAGGTCTTTGCTCCAGTGATTTCCAATATCTCCTTTGCGGTTGACTTAAATAGTTCCGTGTAAGTTTGATTGTCCAAATCAACTCCGATGCTCAACTCGTGGTCAAAGCATTCCTTGTCCGTCATTGTCCCGTTGAATGCGTTCATCTCATTTCCAAATTCTCTTCACTCAATATGCGATGGAGTGCATCTCTTGCGTCTTGATAGGCGTTGATGGATTCTTCGGATGCGTCATCAGGTGCATACTTTATCTTCGTCCTCAAGAATTGATCCAGTTGCCACATAGCGTGTCCCCACTTCCATCCGTTTGTCGCATCTTCAAACTCCTCTTGTTCTTCAGGGAGATTGAACTCAATCGTTGCTTTCATTTTTTCTTCTGCGTTTTGGTTTCTGCTCATCGTCCGCAAGTTGTGCTTTGGTGATGGCTTCTTGTTGTTGGTTTGCCCAAATTAAAAGTGAATGCAAGGCTTCGGTTATACAGGTACTGCAATTCGGCAAGTTCCTTCCGAAGATTTCACGGTGGACATTGTTCAGGATTGCCCCTTGTTCTGGTGTTGGGTTGAACACTTGTGTTTTCTTCCAGTTGTCGTATAACGGTTGGAGTGATAGTATAAATTCAATGTTGCTCATAGTTTTTCTATTTCTTGTTTTACTTCTTTCCACCAATCAAAATACTCGGAATGAAAATCATCCCATATTTCTTTTTTAATCAATAAAATCTCATCAACTGCAATCAATGCACATTGTTTAGCGTCAAAAAAAGAATCTTTCCAACCTTTAGTTTCACTAAAACATCTTGTATTAAAACTAAATTTTTTTATTAATTCTTGTGCTTTTTCTTTTGGTGTCATAGTTTTTCTATTTCTTTTTTTACTTCATTCCAAAAATATGATTCGCCCGTACTGATTAAAAATGTTGAGTTACATAACAATTCATCGCACATAATCAATGCACATTGAATCCCTTCGTTTCTTTGTTGCAATCCTACCACTGTAAATTTGTCAACGAGTTCTTTCGCTTTCTCTTGTGGTGTCATAGTTTTGTTTCTAATAGTGCTACAATCACAGTTGCGATGGATGCATAAAGTATCCCCACCCAACCGTATGTGTATAGGAAAAAGGACAAGCCCAACCACCACGACAAGCAGAAAGCACAATCAAGTGGTTTCATTCGTTTCCATTTAGAATAATCGCTTCCGTACAGATAGCGTTTTAATAGATCGGCTGGTTTGCCAAAGTTTACGATGATGATTGCTAAACAAGCAATCCCAATTATTTCTGTGTGCATCTTTCTTTCATTAGTTTAATTACTCGCAGTACTTCACGAACCGAGATATCTGTCTTTCTATGGATCGCCCTTGCAGACATTCCTGAACACCACATCTTGAATAGTTCCTTCTCATAAAAATATGCTGACTCGGTTACTTGGTTTATTTTGTTGATTCGTTCAAGTTCAATTGTTTCTTCTTCCTCTCTCTCAAGGAGTAGGTCAGGTTCTTCAGCGAAGTCAAGCTCATAGACATCGTACTGGTCATATATGCGAGAGTTACCGAAGGGATGCCGGTTGCCGTTGATAGCCAAATAAAGGAGACGGATTGACCAAAACTGGATGTATCCGTCCCTGTATATTTTCTCAATTTGCTCATCAGGTTTCTCAAGTAAAGTCAAAAAGTAGAATTGATACAACTCCCTTGCCAACTCTCTATCTTTGGCGATATTCCTCGTGGCTTGGGTTAGCCAATCAGCTTTGGAAAGTTCCAATATGATGTCGGCTTTGTTCAAATTTTCTTTTCAATACTACAAATATAACCATCTTTTTCGTATTTTTTCTTACACCTCAACAACTCCTCCTCCGTCTTGTAGATGGAGATGCTCTGCGTGAGTCCTTTCTTGCAAGTAATCACCCAATAGGGCAAGTGCTTTCGTATAATGTTGACTTGTGATTCGGTCATATTGGATTAGGTCGGTGTAAACATTGGCGGAGTTAATGATAGATGAGTGATCCCGATGAAGGATGTTGCCAACACCAGCGAAGGTCATCTTCAAATGCTTCCTACATAAATAGCAAAATAGATGCCGTGCATAGGAGATGTGTTGTTTGCGGTTGTGAGAAACGATTTGGTCAGGTGTCACATCGTAAACTTGACAAGCCACTCGCATTGCATCCGTCCAGTCCGCTTCTATGTCGTTAATGTCGCAGCGTGGTCGGAGTATTTCGTTCTTCAATCTTTTGACCTCCTGTGCGTGAGAAGTGTGAAGTTGCTGAATCGTCAATCTCAATCTGCGAATCTCTTGCTTTAGGTTGTGGGTTACTTGGTATTGGTTCATAGGTCGTTGATAATTTGGAATAGTTGATAAGCGATTTGTGGAACTATGGCGTTGCCATATGCCTTCATTGATTTTTGTCTCCATTGCGGAAAGGTAATTCCGTCCAATCTTTCGGAAAGCCCATCATTTCCGCTACAAAACGGGTGTTGAGTTGGGAAAACGCTCCAGGAATCTCCCTCATTGGGTTGCCGGATCCTCCCCATTCTGCTATTGAATGCTGACTGTTCTCGTTTCCAGCTGTTGGTGTCGGCAACATCCCCATTGCGACATAATGTTCCAAGTACATTGCCCGTGTTTTCCCTCCGTAGATTTTTTTGCGTTTGATTGTTTGCTCTTCCGTCACTTCTCTCGGACTTGAATTTGGAGTTGGCAGCAACGAACCAGCATCGGTCTCTTCGGTGTGGAGCGTTCTTGGCACAAGCTGGAATAATAAACGGTTGAACTTCGTACCCTTCACCTTCCAAGTCAAGGCACACTTGTTGGAATACCAATCCCCCATTAATAGTCGTGATACCAAAGACATTTTCAGCGATGACGAATCTCGGTTTAATTTCTTGAATTGCTCGTAGCATTTCGCCCCACAGGTAGCGTTCATCATCCGTGCCTTTCCTTTGACCAGCGTTGGAGAAGGGTTGACAAGGGAATCCTCCAGTAAGAATGTCAATTGTGTTTGCATATTTTGTGAAATCAGTTTTACATATATCAATGTGACTATCCGCATTTGGAAAGTGATAGTCCAATACTT